CGCCATCATACCACGCTGCCCACTCGGTGCTTTTACCTTCAACGAGTTTCCACGGAACCATATCAGGATGGAAAGTATGCGACGGGCAACCTTGACGCTGTGCATCGGTTGGTATAACTGATCCCCATCGCATACAATGCCATGAGCCAGTCCCAAGCGGTGTTGAATGCGCGCATGTTCGGCAATTCACTTCCCGCGTCAATAAAGACTTATGGCACATATCGTAAGCCTCGCAGAACTTGCATTGATACCATGACGGGTCAGTGCTTATCGGCGCGGGTATTCGTTCTTCGGTAGTAATTCTTTTTAATTTATTTAATTCTTTTTCGGCGTAATCTTTGTCCAGTTTGCGCAGCGAGTAAGCCGCCGCCGCCCCGGAGTAGGTATCAAGCAACCCCGTGAAAGCAGGTATATCCTCCCAACTAATCGCCAGCGTGAACGGCGGTGTGCCGTTGGCCTGCCCATCCAAATACTCCTGCCATTTGGTCGCGGTCGAAGCGTAGGCGGTGTTATCGGCGAAGGTGTGCAGCAGTGTCCATGTGTTCACGTCGGTGTCCTCGAAGGCTTCCGCCTTGTACCAGATTTTCCGGACGATTTTGTTGCCGGCCGACGGGGTGTTGCTTTGGATGTTGAACGACTCCCCGTTGCCCTCTGCGGTCACGGTGAAGTAACGTTCGACGGTCAGCGATGCGGTGTTGGCAAGCGCCCGGTTGGTGGCCGCCTGCGTCGCGTAACGCTGCCCGAAGGTGTTGCTGCCTTTCACTACGCCCGTGCCGGTGACGGTGGTTCCGGTGATGTTCTCGACGGCAAGGGTGTTGGTCGATGCGGTGTATCTGAACGCGTCTTCTTGGGTGAAGTTGCCTGCGTTGTCTTGGTAGAAGACGTTGCCGAGGAAGCCGCCCGGCGGTGGTGACCCGGGGATGTAGCCGACATTCGCCGGTGCCCATTTGCTGCCATCCCAGGACAACGCCTGCCCGGTCGTGGGCGATGTGGACGCGACGTTGGAAAGGTCAGCCAAACGAAAGGCCGGGGTGTAGGTGCGTACAAAGATTCGCCCGGTGTTCTGATGCTGCCGGGTCACCACGGCGATGGCGATGCGGTGGTTGGGTGCAGTCGGTGGTGTCGAGGTCAACTGACCCGCGGTCGTTGATGCGTAGAGGATGGTGCCGACGGGGTAGGCGTTGGTGTTCACCCCGTAGATGGTGCCGTAACTGCGCACGTGGCCTGCGGCCCGATATGCCATCGTTTCGCTTGCGATCCCGACCACGGATTTGGGGTCGTTGGCGCTGCTGGCGCTGAACGGCACGACCCGAGGACGGTCGCCCTGCACCTCGCCGTTGAACGCGACCACGGTGCCGAGGGCGATGCCGCCGGCGTAGTTGTTGGTGACGGGGAAATCGACCTTGGCCGGGCCGCCGTTTATCCACGAGGTGGATGCCTCGTCGTACACGAGCGCCTCGCGGTCAAGCGGTTCGTCGAGCGCCACGTCGGTAAGGTCGGCGAGGGCGGATGCGGCATCTCCTGCGACCCACTGCGAGGTAGCCGCGTCGTACACAAGCGCTTGGCCGTCCGTCGGTGCAGGGACGTTGACGTCGGACAGGTCGTCGAGGTTGTAGACGCCTGCCTCAATCATCACCTGCGGGATCGTGACGCCGGTGCGCAGGATGCGAACCTGGTAGTCCGCGGTCACGACGTACAGGCGCCGCGGCTCCTCGAAGTTCATAAGCTCCGATTGGTACTGGCAGCTTTGTACGTTGACTCCCGCATACGTTCCCTGCACGCGGTCAAGCGTGCCGCGCACCGCGACGCTGATGGCAATGGCGGTTTCGTAGGTGGCGGCGTAGCAGTTGACCTCCACGCTCGCCGTGTCCAGGGTTGAGGCCGACAGCTGCGTGTCGCTTGGCTCGTTGGAGCGGACGTTGTAAACGATGTACGGCGCGACGTCCTGCTGATGCGCCACTTCGGGGTACACGCGGGTGCTGACCAACGCTGATACATTGGCGTTGTTGGAGAGCAAGTTGTAAATGGCCTTTCCGACTAACATCACTTCATGAATTTGGCAAATGAACTCCGCAATTCCTTGTACAACTTCGTGCGCATGGCGTCCTGCGTGGCTTTGATGGCGCGCTCGGTCACCTTGTAGTTCGGATGGCTTGCCGACTTGCCGCCGAATGCGTCCGGAAAATCCCCTTGTTCGACGATGTGGGCGAACCACGCATCACTGTCCTTGCCAACCTTCCGCTTCATGGGGTAGTTGGCCCGCGGCCCGGCGAGGATGGTGGGTAGTTGGCGGTTGGGTGCCCATGTACCGAACGAGCGGCGCAGCGTCCCCGGTGCTACGCGGATGGGCTTGCTGTTGGTGTAGCGATGGATGACGATTTCTTTGGGGTAGTCCTTGGTCATCGTCCGCGCTTTGCGCACGAAAATCTGCGCCACCTTGCGGTAACCGCGCTGCACGTCCTGTTTGTTCAGGATGCCAAATTTGACGGCCTTGAGGATGCGCTTCTGCGCACGCTCCACGCCCTGCATTTCGGTTGTGATTCTCATTCGCGGATGGTGCATGTAAGGCGCAGCCCATCGTTGCGGCCAATCTCTTGCACCGCTTCGATGTTGTACGTCTTGCTGTTATAGCCGACCCGGTCTTTTGGGTTCACGTCCGCCCAGGTTGACCCATAGCGAATGACGAAATGCACGGGCTGCTTGCTGTATACCTGCTCACTGGCGATGGACTCGCTGCCGCTGCCTTCGCGGTATATGACGTCAGCCCACACCGTTGCCAGTGTGCCCCAACTTTCGACGCGCTGGCCGTACAGGTCGGTCGTGGTGGTTGCGCGCTGAATGGTGATGCGCGAATCCATGCGGCCGAATTTCATTGCAGCGTTCTGTATGGTGATACAAGCGCGTCAATGCCAACCTTCAGGCGGGTGGTGATGGTGCCGGTGACCTCCTCCACGCGGTTCTCGTAAAGGTGCCCCACAAGCAGCCGCACCGCTTGGATAAGCGGCGTGGGAATGCTGGCCTCGGCGTGGCCGACGACCATGTTGATTTGCACTCGCGCGAGCGCGTCGTCGTACAGGTCGGGCGGTGACACGAACCGGATGCGCGCCGGGCTGGTGTTTAGGTCGGTGTAGTAGAACGAAGCGCCAAGCGTCTGCGTTGTGTTGGCCGTCGACAGGTAGGTGATGCTGCTGATGCTCTGCACCGGCCCGATGGGGAATGACGCCGACATCCAGCTGTCGAGGTAGCCCACCGCGCTCACGTCGCCAAGGCGGGTGTCCGCGATGGTTTCGACGTAGGAGATGGCGACCTGCCGCAGCGCGGTGATGTACGTGTCCTCGTCGCTGTGGTCAACGCGCAGGAACGCCTTGAGGCTTGCCACCGTGATGATGTCGTCGAGCGATGGGGTGCCGGTAATTTTAACTCGCATACCCCAAAAGTAAGAAAGCCCGAGGCGATGCCCCGGGCCTTCCCGCTAACCAAAACCAAACGCTTATGCAGCGTTGATGTCCGTGATTTTCGACAGGGCGCCTGCCTGACGAACGTCGAAGTCAAAGAACCGGTTGACGTGCAGCACAATCTGCGCGTTGCCTGCCGCGCTGTATGGATCCACGAGAAGGTCGATGCCGCCGAAATAGGCGAGGATGCATCCCTGCTGGAAGTTGCCGAACAACATTTGACCAACGCCTTCCGATGCGTCCACGAGGTACGGCGTAGCCACCGCGGGGTAGCCGTTGAACGTGTTGGATGCCAGGTCGTACAAGGCCGAAACGCTGGACACCTGCGCCAAGTTCTTTGCGAACTTGTAAGCGGTGGGTGACATGACGTAACGAGCAGCAGCCAAGTTGCCACCGGCCGCGAGGACTGCCGATTCCATAGCCACGGCGATAGCCGCTGTGAGGGTCGTGCTGCCGTCCGTCGACTGGTTGTTGATGGTCGCGCCATCCAACGTATCAAACGCCTTCGTGTCAATGAATGCGTTCATTGCGTTCTGCAATTCCTGCGCGATCACGAGGTCAACTGCGCCGCCGCCCTGCAACAGCAACTGCTTGCTGTAGGTCGTCTTGGCAGAAACGCGCTGTGGTGACAAGGTCAACTCGTCCATCTCGAGGCCGGACGCTGCGTTGGCATCAACTTCGCCCTCGGCGGTGCCGGTTGCCTTCACGCTAACCCGTGGGAACTTGAGGTTGCCGGTCATGCCCTGCAACGTCGTCGTGCCCAACATCTCGATGACCGATGGAGCGCGCAGTGCCTCGATGGCACCGCCTACGTTCACGGGTACGAATGCGTTGCCGTCTGCCGTTGCGCCGTAAGCGCCTGCGGTGAAGTTGTCAGCGGATGCCCGGTACAGCGCCTTGGTGGGGATAGCCACCTGGCCGACCACCTGCAAACCCTGTGCGCGCATTTCGCGCTGTGCCTCCTGCGCCCACTCCGCCTCTGCGCCCTCCAATGAGCGGCCGTTGGCTGCGGACATGATGGCGCGCGACAAGCTGAAATGGCCGTTTACGCGCTCGATTTCACGCTTCTCCGTGGTCGATGCGGTGCCGCTGTACGCGACGCGTGCAACCATCGCCTCGTGGTCGGCGCGGTGCTTGATGCGCTTGTCCAGCGCCTCAACTTCACCAACCAACCAAGCAGCGCGCTGCTCCTCAGCCTCGGTGATGGTGCGTCCTTCCTTGTCGGGGTTCTCCACGAGGGCGACATGCTCCTCGTAGTGCTTGGCGCGCAGCGCCTTGAGTTCGTTCAAATTCATGGTCTGAAAAGATTTGCGGGTAAAATTAGGGGTTTCGGTTTTGGGTTCCGCCGGTGCCTCGACTGGCTCAAGCGGCGCGGGATCTACAGGCGCGTCATCTGCAACTGCAGCGCGGCTGCGCGCATTTACAGTGGTCGTAGCGTATGCCGGGTACGTGACGGGTGACACGTCGTACAGGCGGCCGACCTTCAGCACGGTGCGCAGGTTGGTCTTGTTGTCCCACGCCTCATCCTCGATGCTGAACGCGAAGGACGATTGTGAGATGTCACCGCGTTTGATCAGCGTGTACAGGTCGCGGCCCTCCTGCGTGTCGGCGAGTTCGGCCTCGTAGCGCAGGCCGTCGTCGTCCACCGACAGGCGCAGCGTGCCGTTGGTGGTGCGTGCAAGCGGTACGCCCGTGTGGTTAATGAGCAGCCGGACGTCGTCGTCGGTGCGGCCCTCAAACGCCCCCGTGGCAATTTGCTCGCGAAAATATCCAAGGTCGGTGACGTCGTTGAACGTCGCGGCGTAGCCACTGATGCGGCGCTCGCCCTCGGCGGCCCGCACTTCCATCACGCGCAGTTCGACGTTGTCGCCGTAGGCTGCGCGGATTTCTTTTTCAAATTCCTCCTGTGTTTTCATTGCTACTGATTTTGTCGCTGTACGCTTGGAAGCGGTCGAGCGCGATTTGGTTCACCTGCACGGCGTGCATGTCGCCGCCCTCCACCGGGTTCATATCCTCCTTCGCGCGCACCTCGTTGATGGACAACACGCCGGTTGCCAGCATCTCGCGGTAAAACGATGCGCGCGCGGCCATGTCGCCGCGGAACAAGTCGGTCATGTCGTGGCGGCTGTACACGAGCGGCCGGTCGAATGACTGGATGAGCTTGCGGTCGACCTCTTGCGACAGTCGCACCGCCCACGGCGTGATGGTGTGGCGGGCAAACTGGATGTGCTGCTGCTCGACGTTGTTGAACGTCGACTTGCCTGGCAGTTGCACCAGGTCGGGCGGGGCGCTGTAGATCCTGCAAATCTCCTCCGCTTGGAACTTGCGCGTCTCGATTAACTGCGCCTCCTCCGGCGGGATGCTTTGCGACTGGTAGCGCATGTCGTAAGGCAGCATCTTGACGCCACCGCTTGCCGCGTTCCATGAATCCCGCAGCGCCTCCAGCTGCTCCTTCTTCATCGGGTTCGCAGGTGTCAGGATGCCGGTCGGCCGTGCGCCGTTTGCAAAGTAGTCGCTGCCGTAATCCTGCACCGCCTTTGCCAAGCCCATGTTTTCCGCATGCACCTTGAGCGGTGACAGCTTGCCCATGTTTGACAACTCGAGCATGTTCTCGGGGTACACGACGCCGTAGTCCTTCACCACGAACACCTTCTCATCCTCGATGGCGACAGCTCTTTTGACAATAGGGCGTGGAAGGGTCAGTTGCAGGAATTCATATTTTACGCGGCAACTGCAAGCGGAAACCGCTCCGGCATCGAGGCGAACATCAACGACTACTATTCCATCTACT